CCACGATCAGAACTCGTTACCCACGATCCCATCAATGAGTGACTGAGCGATGCTCCCGCCTTCTGCACCCATGTCTTCACCGAACCCAGTGAGTACGGCGGAGACAGTCTCGTGCTTTGCGTTGAGCAGTGCCCACAGACGATCGTCAATCGTCGGTCGTGCTGGATCGCTGTCTACTGCCAGCATCCACCATGCGACCACCGCATTGGTCTGTCCGATACGGTGCGCTCTGTCCTCGGACTGCACTGCCTCAGCGGGCGTCCACGGAATCTCAGCGAACACCACGTGCGACGATGCAGTCAATGTGAGACCGACACCAGCGCTAGTGAATTGTCCGATGAATACCTTGGCATCCCCGTTTTGGAATGCGTCCACAGCCTGTTGCTTTGACTCGTCGTTCATCCCACCGACGACACGCACGACACCGTGCGAAGCGAGAGCCTCGGACAGTCCGTTGATGACATCACGGTGGTGAGCGAACACGATGACTTGCTCGCCTTCAGCGACGAGTTCTTCAACGTGTTCCACGATGTAAGGAATCTTGGCAACACCGAGCAGTTTGCGCAGAGCGTTGAGGCGTGTGATCGCCTCAGCCTTGGACGCCTTGTCCCATGCGTCAGCACCTTTGCTGGTGATGACGAAGTCACGGAAGTCGTCTTCGGCGTGCCGATACTTGGCGAGGTCGTCATTACTGATCTCCACTGCCACTTGAGCACGGCGCTTTGCGGGCAACTCGGACAACACTTCCGACTTGTTGCGACGTACGTAGCAGGTGCCACGCAGTTTCTCGTTCAACTCGGTCGTGTTGCTTGCTCCGTTGTACGTCCAGCCCCATCCGTTGTGGACAGGCTCGCAGTAACGGTATTGGAACGATGAGCGCCCACCGAACACTCGGTCAAGTCTGTCAATGATTGACAGTGGCGAGACCAGTTCGTTGGGACGATTGACGATGATGGTGCCCGACAAGAGCACGACGTACCCCTCAGCAGGAATCTGCTTTGCGATGTGCGTGACGCCCTTGGTGCGACCAGCCTTGCCCGTCTTGAGTCGGTGCGCCTCATCAACGATGAGACACTTGAACTTGCCAGCGAGCCTGACTGACCATGCATCAATGTTGCTGTCGCCAATGATAACGACATCGGTCTTGGGCACGGCACCCACCTTGTTGCCCGTCACCACTGACGTCGTCAGTTGCGGAGCGAACATGGCGAACGATCGTTGCCAGTTGATGCGAAGTGATGGTGGCACGACGACGAGCACCTTCTGCCCCTCGTTGTGCGCATTCACTGCAATAGCGATGCCCTGCGGAGTCTTGCCCAGCCCCATCTCGTCACCGATGATGACTCGCTTCTGCTTGATTGCATATGCGACGCCAGCACGCTGGAACGGGAAGAGAGGCTGTGCAAGATCAACTGGGCACTCACCATCTTTGGCACCGCTCAATGCGAGAAGAGTCTTGTCAGGAATGATCGCTGGCACGACTCGGTCAAGCGAAGAGAGCAGTGCGCTCAGTTCATCTAGTTGCTTGTTCATGGTAGACCTCCTCAGGTCGTTGTAGTGGACTTGTGTCCACAGTCCCGCATCGGCATTGAAGCCCACGCCCTCGGCGTGCGGGGATTAGTGCTATCGGTTCTCTTGTTCCCACTTCATCTCTGCTTGCCTATCTTCGTATAGCCAGTTTGGTTCGCAGTTTTCGTGGTTGTAGCGATAGTCAATGAGGTCGTGTTCGTCTAACAAGTCAAAGATTCTTCCACAGTCATTGCAGACGTACACAAACTCATCAAATGGTGATTGGTAACTCATGGTTGACCCCCTCAGGTCATAGTTGGATTGGACTTGCGTCCTCGCAACCCACCACCGTAGTGATGGATTGCGAGCACGCCACGAGATGACTCGTGACGTCCTCGGGCTAGATGCCCAGTTTGCTTGCGCAGTCGTTGCCGATCCCACGCTTGCGGGTGACCTCGTCGGTCAGGTGACGCCCGCATACACCGCACCGTCCGATCTCACGACCGTACAGCGCCTGTGCATCAATGCGCTCCTGTGGTGACAGCCCGACGATGCGCTTGATTGCGTTGACCGCTTGCTCACCGTTGAGTTTCTTGTCCTTGTGTCCACCGACGACCAAGTAGATGCCACGCAGACCCTTCTTGCTGGCATCGTAGATGCCCTTGTTGGTGCTGACTGCGTAGAACACGAGATCGTTCTTGCCAGTGGACTGCAAGGCATAGAAGCCGTCGTCCACACCCTCAAAGAGAGTTTGAATGTTGACAGGCTGTGCCTTGTGTTCCGACGAGCACTCACCTGCCTTGTGGTACGTGCTCCACTTACCGCCCACGAGCACTGCGTACCCAGCACCTGCGGGGACGTCGTGTCCGCACAGTGCGCATGGATTGCTGAACTTGTTGACGATGGTGCGCTCCGCCTTGGGCAAGTGATCGGTGCCCGCACGCTTGACCTCAATCTTGCGAATGCTGTCAATGAGTGTGGATGCCGACTTGCTCGTGAGTTCGTTGATCTTGTGCTCGGTGATGTACGCATCAACGTCGGTCTCGCTATTGAGTCCGAGTGTCAATGCACGCTCCACCAAGAGCGACTTGATGAACGACTGTTGCTTTGGAGTGATTGCTCCCATGGTTGTGACCTCCTCAGGTCTCTCGTGGACTTGCGTCCTCGTGATGCACCAGCATGGGGGACGCTGATGCACCACGAGCACGCCACGGTCTTGCGACCGTGACGTCCCGATTCACTTGGAATCCGAGTTACTCGGTGTACTCCAGTAACTCTTTGTCCACGTAGGTTCCGACGCTGAGATTCGGCGTCACCTCAATGGTGACGTCCTTGTTCTCGGGGAACAACGTCAGTGTGCGTGTGATCGTGACGTTGCCGAACCACGGTCGGAACTCTCCGAAGAGAGATTGCTTTCGCCAAGAAACGTCGGCGTCGGACTGGTGGAGAAGATCGTCGTAGACGACCTCCAGTGTCAGTGCGATGCCATCGTCCTTGATGATGCGGATCGCCCGCACACGGTGGATGGATTCTGATGTGCTCATGGATGTGACCTCCTCGGGTCGTGGTTGATGAACATCGGGTGATGTTCTCAGTACCCACCGATCGTAGCGACCGATGAGCACTGAGAACAACACGGCATTAGAGCCGTGATGTCTCGGACAGCCTCCACTGTCCTGATTCCAAGTTGAGTCGGTTGTACAGCGTGTGCAGTAGCGATGCGTGTTGCACCGATACATGCTCACGGACGATGTTGACGAAAGCGTGACGCCAGCACTCGTTGTGCCCGTCCTCACCGCACACGATGTGAGCGAGTTCGTGGCACAGCGTGAGAGTCGTGGTCGTCGCACCTGAGATGCCGATGGCATTCTTTGACCGAGAAGCGACGCCCGCCCACTGAGTGGATCGGATTCGCTCAACAGTCGGCGTGTTCCAGCAATGCTCTTCGCACACTGCATCAAGCCAAGCCTGTGCATCCCGTGTCGCAATCACTTGCGACGGCATGACGTGCTCCACGACGTTCTCAACTGCGTAGACGATCGCTTGATGCTCGGGCATGCGAGGGGAGCGTCCTGCGACGCTCGCCCTCACACGCTCCACGTATTCGTGGATGCTCATCGGGACAGCGCCCCGATGGCACGACCACCAACGCCCGTCCCGCTCGTGAACGACCTGCCAGCCGATTGACCAGCGCCGTACCCGTTGCCTGACGAGTACGAGGTTGAGCACGTCTTGAGTTTGACTCGTGAGCGCATCTCGGAGTCTGCCCGCTTGAACTTGTCAGCGAGCACCAATTCGGTGCCCGTGCCTTGTTCTGCGATGAACTCACGCTTGGACTTCCTGAGCACTTCGCCCACGCCCGAGATGAATCCGAGCCACCACGAGTGGCGGAACGCTCGGTCACCCTTCGGGATCAGACGAGTTGCCAGCATCTCTGCCGAAGCGAACAGCGTCTTTGCGGTGAAGATGTCCGACGCAGTGCCGTACATCGTCATCACGACGAGTCTCTTGCTCACGACGGAGCGGTAGCAAGCGACGTTCACTTGCTGTGCGATCACGAAGAACAGGCGTGCTCTGTTGAGTCCCCATGTTCCTGTGATGTCCAGCGTCTCTCTCACGATCACTTCGTCGGTCTTGCGAGCCTTGGCGAGCACTGCCTCGTCCAGCCCATGCTTCAGCATGAGTTTCTGAGCCATTGCGAGTGCCGTCTCCGCTTCAGCCTGTGGCGTGTTCGGATGGTTGGCACGATCAAGGATCGCTTGCACCTTCTCAATGATGGGATTGTGTTCCATGGTTGACCTCCTCAGGTCTGTTTTAGTGAGCCTTGTGCTCACAGTCCCCAGTCTCAATTGAATGAGCACGTCCTAGACGCTGGGGGATACACCGACTGCTAGAGCCAGTGCACCTCGCTTGCACGAACGGCGAAGATGCGTCCCTTCTCGCCCGTGACCAGTTCAACGATGGTCACTCGCTCGCCGTTGAGCGCCTCGTACCTCGGGCATTCGGGGTACTCGGCTTCCACGACGATGACTCCTTGGTACGCACCCTTGCGGATGACTCCAGTGTTTCGTGTAAGTGTTTCCATGGTGATGACCTCCTCAGGTCGTAAGAGTGGGCAAGTGCCCACAGTCCCGTATCGCAATTGAATGCCACGCCCTAGGCGTACGGGGGATTGATCACTCGTCGTCTTCGTCTACGAAGTCGTCGGGAAGAGTGATGTTGGGGAAGTACACGACGATGTCTCGTGCCATGCTGTCGGTACGAATCTCCGTGTCGGTCAACTCGGTGATCAGGTCGTATGCACGACCACCGATCACTGCGAGCGCCGATGCGAGCAACATGGACATCCTTGCCACGTTGTCCGTGACGATGCCCAAGCACTCGGCTCCGTACATCGCACGACCCGAGTACGACATGATCGTGCCCGTCTCGTTGATGCTCAGGTTGTCACGAATCGTGTCAACCTCCCAGTTTGATAGTTGGTAACTCATGGTGGTACCTCCTCAGGTACTTGTAGTTGCGAGCATCGGATGATGCTCTCACACCTCACCAGCGTGAGCCGATGAAGTGTGAGAGCACCGCAGGTCGCCCTGCGATGCACTCGTTCAGCCGTAGACGTGTTCGCCCAGCACTGCATGCTGGAAGATGACATCGCCACAGTCTGCGTCAATGTCGTCCAGCGTCCAGCCATCCTTGTACGCACGATTGGTCGCACGCACCAAGTCGCCCACCGAGAGGTAGGCGCTCACGAACTTGTACTCGGAGTTGCTTTCGGGATCTTGTGCGCTGATGCGGACGAAGGGAACCTCGTCGGTCTCAGGGTACTTGTCCCAGTCGTAACCCTCGTCGTACTTGACGTCGCCCCACCACGACCACGTGAAAGAGCCTGAGCCGAACAGGTTCTCAAGGAACTCCTGTCGGTCAATCGTCTGCTGAATGGTGACTGTCTTCATGTTCTGACCTCCTCAGGTCTGTTGTAAGCGTCGGGTGACGCTCTCACAACGCACGACTCACGCCATGCGTTGTGAGAGCGCCACGGGCATTCGCCCGTGACGTCTCCACCACTAGAAGCGGAAGCGAGCCTCAAGACCGAAGCAACGAGCCTCTTCAACGGCTGGTTGATCTTGCTCTCGGGCGAGTCGCTCGTTGAGACGAGCGACCGCTTGCTTGCGAGTCTTGAACGCTTGACTGCGGTTGAGCGTCGGTACGCTCCACGTGTCGCTGTCGTTGAGCGTGTCGTGGATGTACCAGTAGTTGCACGCTCTGCCGTTCTCGGCACGCTTGCTCCACACGTAGCACGACCGCACCTCGTAGCGCTTCTGCTGTAGGTGTAGTGGTTTCTTGCTCATGGTGACCTCCTCAGGTCTCTGTTCACGACACTCGTGTGTCGCTAGTCCCCAGTGCGAATTGAATCGCCACGACCTAGTCGCTGGGGGAATTGCTCAGACAGTCTCTTCTTCCGTCTCTGCGAGAAGTTCGTTGCAGGTTTTCTGAAGAATCTCTCCCCAGTAGCGACCGAACTCTTCAATCACACCGAGGTGACTACGAACGAACTCAACTCGCTGGTGATCGTCTTCAAACTGTTCGTTGTCGCTGTTGAGTGCGAAGTTGATGAACTTGGCAAAGTCCATACTTCTGAACTCCCATCGCTCTGCGACTAACTCCAACTTGTTTCTGATGTCTGCTCTCATGGTGGTGACCTCCTCAGGTCGTTGTAACTGGCGGTTGCCAGTAGTCCCCAGTGCTCATTGAAGAGCCACGCCTGAAGCGCTGGGGGATTGATCACAGGTCAGTCGCCCGAGTAGTTGTTGTAGTCGTACTCCTCGCCCCACTCACCGCACTTGGTGCACTTGTAGTAGTGCGTCCTTGCGTACGTGTGAAGAACGGTGTTGTAGTGATGCGTGATCGTGCCAACCCGTTGCCAGTCGTGGTTGAGCGCCCCGAACCGCCTCCAGTAGTTCTGATCGGCGTACTTGCGATACAGCCGACCAACCCACCCCAGTTGCTTCGTGGACAGCACGCCCTTCTTGGCGTACTGATCAGCGAGGCTCTTGGCGAAACCTGCGTCCTTGCCCTCAATGGTTGAGAGGCGAGCCAACCGCTCGTCAACCGATGCGAACGAAGGATGTGTCCACGCTTCGGGGACTTCCGTGCTGTTGCAGTCGGCAGTCCTCATCTGCTTGGAGCGTGCCTTGCTCGCTTCCGCTGACAAGTCGTCGGGGATCTCCCCTGACCTTTGGTCTGTGATTTCTCTCATGGCTGGTACCTCCTCAGGTACTCGTAGTGAGCCTTGTTGCTCACAGTCCCTCACACGGTCACGAACCGTCGCCGTCTACACGGGGTGAGGGGGATGATCACTGGTTGTCTCCGAAGAGGTGGTCGTAGACCGCCTCAGAGAGGCTCTTGCTCCATGCGAAGCGGACAACGATTGCATTCTCAATGTCCACCTTGAACGGCTGGAAGAACTCCTCGCTGGTCATCCCGTTGGTCTCCCACACGAGACGCCTCATCATGTGATGTGGGTACTTGTTGTTGGAGAGGGTCTCAAGGACTCGTGCCAAGGAATCTGCCTCTTGCTGACTCGCATGGATGTCCATCTTGCGACGGTTGCGAGGCGCTCCCGTCGGAGTCAGTTCGTACAGACAGTACGACTTGAGCACGGCGTCAACGTAGGTGGCGACGATGTGTCGCAGACCTGCTTCGCTCAGTGTCAGTGTCACTTGGTTCATGTTTGACCTCCTCAGGTCTTGGGATTCTGCCCATCGTCAGGCACCGCATCACGGTGCGACGCTCCTTGCGGAGCGTTTCGGGCTTGTCACTCAGCCGATCTGAAGCAACGCCGTCAGGTACGGCAACTGCACGCCCCTGTTGGTGAGTTCGCTTGCGCAGATCTCTGCGATCGCATCCTTGATGATCTCGGAGCGGGTCTTGAGGCTGTCCGAGTTCTTGAGGATGTGCAGAAGGTCTGCGGTGCTGAGCGCCCGCACTTCGTCGTTGTAGTGAGCGATGTACTGCTCACGCTTCCGATTGTTTGCGGGTGTGTTCTTGTATGCCATGGTCTGACCTCCTCAGGTCGTTGAAGCGGGCAGGATCGCCCGCAGTTCCTCGCTCGGTCGTGAACCGACGCCGTCGTACGGGGCGAGGAGTGCCATCAGAAGTTGCGGTTGCGCACGGTGTCGTAGCGCTCCACGAGTCGCACGAAGGCGCTGAACTGACGTGCCTGATTGACTTGGAAAGCGATGCTGGAGAGCGTGTCGTCAATCATCAGGAAGTTCTCGTCCTTGAGGTCTTGGTTGAGCCTCTCGGTCAGCGTCGTGATCGTTCCGATGCTGTTCTTGATGGTGTGCAGGAATGAATCCCGTTCCCTCAGCATGACTTGTCCGAGCCACTGTTCGTACTGAACCGTGTTTCCGTTGATGGGTTCCATGGTGTGTCCTCCTCAGGACTGCTGTGGCTCGTATGAGCCTCAGGAGCACGCTGTGCTCTCAGAACGCTTGAGGCGGGGGGATGGTGCCCCAAGCGCTCTGAGAGCACCACAGACCGAAGCCTGTGATGCTCTGAGGAATTGTTTGAACCATGAATGATTCTGAAGTTGTCAAGGCGCTGTTGGGCGAAGAACCCGCAGAACGCAATCAAGGCATGGCGAGAGCCACGCTTGTCCGATCCGCAGGTTGTCAAAGAACCGCCCGAGCCGACCCGCCGAAACGGCGCTCTATACCCAGTCTTCCACAGATGTGTACATCGTGTCAAGGGGGAAAATTGAACTTTCTGAATGGACGTGGCGCCCCTACATGGCGGGCTGTAGGCAGGGAAAAGGCGCCCAAAGCGATCAGGATCAAGCGATCCGTAGGAGGGACGGAGAGGGGTCTAGGAGGCTCTAGGAGAGGCGTAGGGCGTGTACGACGTACATAGGCGGGGGGTAGCAATACGGTGCGTCCTAGGGCAAGTTGTAAACCTCCTGATAGCCCGCAAACCCTTGCCACACAAGGCTTATAGCCCCATTCCTAGACCTACAAGATGCGCTCTGAGGGCACTTTACGGCGCCCCCCTGTGGTCGGTGCCAGAAGGGGGGTATCTCCTCTCAGAACGCATCCTGAAGCGAGGGCAGACGATGTGGGGGCGTGTCAAGGGTTTCGTGTACATTGTAAACAGATTGTCATAATCGTATGACGATCGTCACATTCGTGTGACAAACGTCACATGGTGTGACGAACGCCACATGGATGTTAGGCGCCCCTAATTGTTCCACAATGTTCCACAGAGATATACACAGGCATCTGTGGATAACCTCGGCAAAGCCATGCGGTATAAGGGTTTGGTGCCTGTGGATAACCCCCATGGTTAAGCGGGGCGTGGCGAGGGGAGGGGGTGGAGCACCCAAACCCCACCCACCCCCAATTCACCAAATAGCCCTAGTCTGGTTCTTGCCCGATATGGGGTCACCCAAGATCGCCCCAAATAGCCCTATACTGGCTAAATGGCATCATCGGATCACCTTTCACCGCAGTTTTATCATGGTTCTTACGAGAAATTGAATGTTGGTGATGTCTTAGTCCCTGGAGCAGAGCGTGGGGTACAGAATTTCCCACCCGCAGGGGACAATACTTTTGTACACATGGTGACACGTTCATTCAATGCGGCTGATTGGGCATCGGCTGCCGCCAGAAAAGCCAATAAAAAGAACATTTATGTGTACGAAGTAGAGCCACACACTCCCCCAATACAAAAAGAAGGCATGCCTGGGTTTCAAACTACTGCTGCTACCATCAAAAAGATCCACTATGAGGGTCCCCGCAAGCGCAAATAGCCCTATACTTGTTTTGTGGCAACGTGGCATCACCTCAACGGACAACTGTTTATGCCCGTCAAACTATTGCGTACTGAGGACACGATCCACCCCAGAGAGTTGACGACTGCCGATACCACCACCACTTTACGAAGCGGTCGCCAAATAAGCCCAGAAGAGACGTTCTGGAGGAGAAAACAGGACGAGGCATACCGTTCTGGTATCACCCAAAGCATTGCGAAGGAAGGCATGGTCAATCCAGTGCGGTTGCAAGCCAACCCCCGAGGCCCAATAATTGCCAACGGGTACCACCGTGTCGCAGCCGCCCACGATATTGACCCGTGGTCATTCGTACCAGTTACCTACGAAAACAAGAGAAATGCAAGAGAAGATGAACTTCCAGTCCATTGGAACAGGGAAGACGAAGAGTACCTCTACGGACAGTACTGACCTATACTGGGATTGTG